GAGTATGCCGGGGTGGGTAGCGGCATATCCAACGACTTCGACGACATCGGAAAAGTCGATTCGGTGCGCGACTTCATGGGTGCGACACTCAAGATCGTGGACAAGAGAGCCGCCGACAAGAAAGGAGGCGTCTCTGATCGCAGCTACTACTTCCGCATCGTCGGCGAGCAGATGCACACCTGGGACTATGCGCATTGGCTCAAGCTGCTAAGCAAGGTCTCCGAAATGACCGCACGCATTTACGGTGAAGAAGGTGAGTGGGTCAGCAAAGGCGATAGCATCAAAATTCCTACCGGCTCTACGTTGCGCTTGCTGACCAAACGGATTCCAGACAGCACGTGGGAGCTTTACAAGAAGCTGTACCCCAGTGGTGGTGAGTTCGATTTCTTTGACCCAGCAAAGGGTGGGACACGCGAGGAAAGTAACCTACTCCGCAAGTATGAGCACTCTCTGGGACATCGTGCTTACGTGCTGGAGCGCATGCGTGCACTCGGCGTCCTCAAGCGGTATCGCGTCGAGTGGATCTACGACGATGACTTTGAGTATGAGCGTAAGAAGTTTTGGGACACGCGACAGTACTCGCCGCCCGGTGGTACGGGCATTCGTGCTAACGAAAGCGTCATTGGGGGTGAGGTCATCGCTAGTCTGCCGTCTGTCATCGAAAGTGTGCGCGACCTGATGGGTAAATATCCGCACGCGAACGTGAACAAGATCGCCGCCTTCATCGACAAGAACTCGCGCACACGACTGAACATGCACCAGGTCAAGCAAGAGGTCGCAGCCGGTGGTGACTGGTACTTCCTGCACACCGTTCCTGTGTCTGCCGTGCGCATAGACACGCATGGCGATGTGAACCCTGACGGGCGCGAAGACTTGAGCCGACCCATTGTCGTCGGCGCCGGGAACGTCGTGCTCGACGGTAGGCATCGTGTGGCCCTTGCTCGACAGCGTGGTATCCGAGAACTCTCGGCGTGGCTCCCCGCGCAGATGCTTGGTGAGAACATTCACGAGGGAGTAAACAGAGAGGCTTACCACGCCAGCGACACGCGCTTTGCGCCGGGACACAGCCTCGACGTTGGACACGAACACTACGGCGAGGACTATGGAATCTTCGTGACGCCGAACAAACGGCGCGCACGGATGTGGGGTAAGTACACTCACCGCGTGCGCGTGAGGATGAGCAACCCGCTGGTCGTCTCGTGGAAGGGTGACATACCCGAGACGCTTGGCGTCGACATTCACATGCCAGGTGGTCTCATCACTAAGAAGTTAGCCGACGCGATTCAGCGCGCGGGCTACGACAGTGTGATCTATACCGACGACGGCAAGAACGTCGACACTGCGAACGAGTTCATCCTGTTTGACAAGCGACAGGTCAAGGTTATAGACGTCATAGGCGAGTCCATCACACCGGAACACCGACTCGCTGATGGTGCGCCGATCAAGACGGGTGGCTGGCTGAAGCTCAAGCAAGTCAAGGTGCCTCTCAACTCTGTGCGTAAGGATGTCGGTGAGTCACTCGATGAGCGTCGCGGTGACTGGCTCTTCCACACGACCAGCGCCGAGAGCGCGCGGAAGATTCTCAAGGACAAGGAGATTCGCGGCTATCCATTCGTCTCCCTGAGTTCTACGGCGACGTGGTTGGGTGCTGTCGTGTTCGTCTTCAGCAAGACGCGCTTGCGTGACCGCTTCATGGAAGTTGACTACACACACGCATGGGCAGAGGAACACCCGGCGCAGGCGTCCTACATCGCGGGGATGCCGAGCATTGAATACGGCTCGGACAAACTGAGTCGCGAGTCCACGATCTACAAGTTCGGTGGGCATCGTTCAGAAAAGGAATGGGTCAGCAGGACCGACGACGAATTCAAGTTGCGTCCCGGTGACATCGACAGAATCCTGTTGGTCCCCACCATGATTATGGACAAAGAGGTGATGGGCTACGGCGTAATGATGCCAACGTCCGCCGCCGCCCGTGAAATCCTAGACAAGCTCCCGCGTCACGTCGCTGCGAAGGTCGGACTCATGGGTGACCTGAAAGCCGCCGCGAAGAAGTCCGGCCTCATGAAGCCGGACGATGTGGTATGGCGTGATCGTGGTCGCGTGTTGAAGCATCGCGAGAAGCAGGAGATTAAGGGCGCGCTCAAGCTGGCAAGCGACAAGTACGGTGGTCTGACAACTGACGGATTCATCGAACAAATCCTAGACATGCTTGACCCCGGCTACAAACTGCCGCCGCTCCACTTCAGCGGCAAGTTCGGTGCCGGTGTTCCCGCAGGCAAGTCGGTCACCGAAGAGAAGGCCCGCGACTACCGAAAGGAGTACGACAACTATCACGCCAAGCCTGAACAACGCGCCAACCGCAGCAAGCGCAACCAAGGTAGGCGCAAGCTCGGGCTGAAGAAGGGCGATGCGCGCGAGGTTGACCACAAGCGCCCGCTGACGAAGGGCGGCGGCAACGGCAAGGGCAACCTGCGCGCCGTGTCGTTCAAGACCAACCGAGCGAAGAGCGACAAGACAGAAGGCGTGCGCGCCGAGAGCACCACGGTGAGTGGCTACGAGCTAAAGAGATGGACGAAGGGTGACCGCCCAGACGGCACAGTGGTAGCGATACAACTCCAGAACGGCGACATCTGGTATGCGAATGGGATCACGTTTCATGCTGTCTTGCTTATGGCGCTGGAGTCTGGTGGTGTCGTTACTAAGCGGGAGACGGCAGACGCCAAGCACCTGTTCATCAACAAGCACGGCAAGCTGCTAGAAGCCGTCATCAACAAGGCCGAGTCTGTTTTGGATGAGGTCAAGATCCCAGCGACCGCATCGCCCGGCTTCAAGCAACTCGGCGTTGACACTCGTAGCGAGTCTACGAACGTGCGCTCATTCAACATGAGCACCGAAGAGTTCAACGATGAACTGCTCAACGCACTGGCCGGTGCGCCGCACTTCGTGAAGATGCGTAAGTCAACCACGGCGTTCTCCACAGAAGACTGCTGCGCCGCGTGCGGTAAGGCGCTCAAGTCGAAGCGCATCGAGGTAAAGCTGAACGACGGCAGCGTCATGCTTGGTGCTTCCTGCGCCCGCTACATAAACCAGATCACGGAAGCCGCCGCGACCGCATCGCCAGGCTTCCGCCAACTCGGTGTCGACACACGTGCGGAGCTTGGCGCGGCTTGGGACACCTGGCGCGATCTCCCATCATGGGAGAAGCGCGGGCAGTCCGATTGGTACTCCTCGCCGGAGGCGAAAGAGATTCTCGGACTCAGTCCTGTCGACCGTGTGCCGCGTTGGGTGAAGAAGCTCAAGCGCCGCGACCTGAACGAAGCGGCACTAACCTACTACCACGGGACGTCGACTGCTCTCGGGATGACGTCGCTGCAGCCCGCTAGTGAGACAGGCAAGCAAACAGAGATTCGTACTCAGCGTAGGCACCGCGTGTTCTTCACATCTAACGTGGTGTCAGCGATGACCTACGCGCGGCGCGCAGTCAACAAGTGGGGTGGTGCGCCGGTCGTCTTTCGCGTCGAGCCGAATGGGTCTGTGAAACGGTTGTCGAGTCATGGCCCACCTTTTGGTCCGGTGTTCCACGCTAGTAGCGCGCGGATTGTGGGGCGGGAGAACCTGAACCTGAAAGTCAACGAGAACGTGTCTCGCAACGAGCTTCAACAGTTGGAGCGTTTCCTAGACGCGATGTTCAAACAGGCCGGGCTCGACATTGAGTTCACTCGGCACTTCTTCGACCGAGTCAATGACAGCCGCAACGGTGAGCCGATCACCACCGAAGAACTGGCTCACATCTTCCAGAGGGTCTACACGCGCTACGCGAAGAAGATCGTCGGACACGGCGCGAACTGGGAAGCGGTCATCAAAGACCTGACGAGCCAAATCAACATTCCGTTTGTGTTGGAGTACAACCGCGACACGCGAATGATGGAGTTGATCTCCAAGACAGTCATGCGTAAGCGCAACTTCAAGACGGTAGGGAAAGTGCTCACCGTTCAGACCGAAGCTGAAGATGAGTCGGTGGTCGATGAGTCAATCGAGTTTCGCGACGCTGGCAAGTCGCCGCTGACCTACCACCGTGGTGGCCTCGTGCATCGCCTTGTGCTCTGCGACACCAGCGTCACGGATCCGCCAAACAAAGGCGATGTCTACTTCGCGGAGATCGAGCGATGGCGTCACCGAACGAAAACGGGCAGGCGTCTCAAGAAACCAGTGCTGGACGAAATCATTCCCGGCGTCAAAGACAACTGCATCGTGGCGTTCCTAGATTGGACCGATTGGACCGACACAGGGCGCGCCATCTACTACCTCAACTACATGAAGTCTCGCAGCGATTCGCGCGGCAAAGGCTACATCCGCAAGATCATCGAGGAGTTCTACCGACTCCACCCAAAGGCGAAAATGATCCACTGGGGCAGGATGATGCACCCAGCGGTCGGGCATCTGCTCGACGCGATGAAGAAGAAGTACCCGAAGATCAATTCCATCGGCGCGATCAACTATGATGTGACGACCGAAGAACGAGCCCAGCGCAGCGGTGCCGTCAAGGTGTCCCTGGTCAAGCCGAAGGCGCGACTCAAAGAGACGTGACCGAAGAAGGCTGGTCGTCCGGTGGACGACGAAGACGAGAAGGCCCTCGCAAGCACGCTCACGGCCACGGAATCCCTCCAAGCGGTCCGCGTGCCGTTCGCGGCTCTCAAACGCTCACAGAGGCTCTCAGAGAGCCTACCTTGAACGAACAGGTAACCGCCGAACAGCGGTGAGCAGGTACCTGCTCTTCCGGGACATGACCCAGGGTGTACACTTATGTACTTACCATTGTTGAAATTAAGGTGCCAACTGGCACACGATGACGTGTACCCCCCACAGCCCCCTCTCACAGTCCTCATGAATTCCCTCAACCCTCCGCACCGTGTTACCGTCGTTGACACCCCTGCGTAGCAGTTCTATACCACCCCGTAGAGCACCCCGTTATGAGCGATGTTTCTCGCCGCCAAGAGCAGTTACTACGCGTCATGGAAAACGTACAGGCTGGCAGCACGGAAATGTTCCAGCGCCTGACTCCTGCGGGTCGTCAGTTCTTTCTCGACCGCGCCGGGCAGTTGCTCACTGACGATGAGGCTGTGCGCGCTCTCTACTCCATCGACTATGAGCGCGTGCCGCCTGACATCGCCACCTTTCTGACCCACGCTGACTACGTCGGGGGAACTGGGTTTGTGGTCTTCCCTGGTTGGGTCCCGGTCATCGAGCGTGCGTGTCGCATCAACAGCGGTATCACTGAGTGCATTCTCACGGGAGCGCAGGGTAGAGGCAAAACTGCGGCTGCGATGCTCATGCTGCTCTACAAGCTCACGCGCTTGACGTGCATGCGTGACCCGGCGCGCTTTTACGGACTCGCGCCGAGGACGCAGATCGTCTTTGGTCTCTACATGGTCACGAAGCGTCAGCTTCGCAATACCGGCTTCTATCTTCTGCGGGACCAACTCATCGACAACATGCCCTACTACAAGGACGTGTTCCCGCGCGTGCCGTTTGGGAAAGAGCAGATCACGTGGGATCGCGGCGAGAAACGCATCCTCGTGGAGCCCGCGTCAAAGAGCTTTCACGCACTGGGTCTGTCCCTCTTCGCTGTCGCGGCGGACGAACTGAACTATTTCGAGCAAGGGCAGTCGTCGTCGGAGGATGCGCACGACGTGGTTGAGGAGTGCTCAGCCCGTTTGGAGTCGCGTTTCCTGACCGACTACGGCGACATCCCAGGCATCGCCGTCTTCATTTCTCAAACACGCACCGAAGCCGACTTTCTAGAGCAACGCGCGCGCGACAAGCGTGACTCGGATCGTGTCCTCGTCGACCGTGGTCCTCGATGGGAACGCGGAACATCAGACCCATACAAGCGCCTCACGACTGTAGAATCTCAGCGCGCAGCACCGTACTTGGTCGACACCATGGTCGGCAAAGTCCCAGGCTTCCGCGTGTATCGCGGCAGCGAGACCAGCGACCCGCGCGTGCTCGACACAGTGAACCGCCGCCCCGATGAGTCGTGGATGGTCGAGCCTGCCGACCCGGCGGACTCTCCCGATGAGTCTCGAATCATCTACGTCCCCGTGAACCATTACTCACGCTTCGTCGATGATCTCTACGGTGCTCTTCGTCTTCAGGCTGACTGTCCGTCAAGCACGTTCACGCCGTTCTTCTCGCGGCGTCAAATCGTGGAGGCCGCATTCCACGAGGAGTTGATAAACCCGCTCGACCGGCAGACGGTTCGATGCTACGAGGGTCAGGGTACGTTTAGACTTTCGGACACGTTCGCGTTTCAGCGCGTGACCAACGTGTTCATGGGTCGTCGCGCACCGATTCGGCATCCTGAGTCACCGCGCTACATCCACCTCGACCCCGCGAAGGGTGGTGAAGGTCGCGACTGGTTTGGCATCGCAATGGTGCATCCGAGCGGGCATCACCTAGAAGAGCGCAAGCACACGGCGCTCAATCCGTACGACGACGCACAGGTCGGCGAGTCCCTCGTCATGAAAGATGTCGAGTGCGACTTCTACCTGCGCTTGACCGCTGGCCCGCGCAACGAGCCCATCGACTTCCGCAAGGTGCGCCTCTTTCTCGACTGGCTGCGGCGAACCGGCTTCTGGATCCGAAAGATAACGGCAGACGGTTGGAACACCCTCGACATGCTGCAGCGTCTGCGCGAGATCGGTTTCACGACCGAGCCGTTGTCGGTGGATCGCACGAGCAAACCCCACAAGACCGTGCGCCAAGTGATGAACGAAGGGCGGCTTGCGATCCCTTATCCCAGGGGTTACACGCCGGAACGCTGGGGATCCCCCGAAGAGGCTCTACGTCGGTGTATCCTGTTCAACGAGATGATCGGACTAGAGCACAATGTCCAAAACGACAAGGTAGATCATCGCAAGCGCAATCCAGATGGCTCGCAGGGATCCAAGGATATATCGGACGCACTGATTGGTGCTGCATTTAGTTGCTTGCTTGATGACGTGTCCCCAGGCGAGAATCCCGAACACACGAAGAGCAGTCGCATGGCGGTTGACGAACGCTTCAATAGATTTCTGATTCAAGGTCAAGTGAGCAAGTACTTACCAGGAGCCAGTTGATGACTACACCGATTTGCGTGGGCCTTTCCGGCTCACTGTCCGGCTCCACTGAGCAAGGATCCCTCACCACCATTCCACTCACGTACTCGCTCACCGCGCAGAACGGACATCAACAAGCCACCGCGAAGGTTGATGCGGGAGAGACCAAGGCAATCTCACTGCCTACGAATCTTGGCGGACCTGTCGCGTCGCCCGATGGTCAGACGCTCTTCCTCGTCACGTGCAGCGTCTCTGGAGTTGACATCACACTGAACGCTCTCGGCGTTCCGGTTGGGCCGTTCAACTTCATGAAGGCTGGCATCCTGTTGCTGCCAGGGACGATCAACGGTCTACCGGTGTCTGACCTCTCCATCGTCAACAACGGCACACAACGCGCGACCGTCAGCATCACCGCGATCTACGGCTCGTAGCACGCCGTGGCAAAGCGCCGTAAACAATCTCTCTCGGAAATGATCCTGCACCCGTGGAGCAATCTGCGGAAGATTCAGAATCTAGACCGACTTCCTGACCGCCGCGTCAGCAAGCATCAGCGCCGACCGGAAGATGTTGACCCGCTGCGCGGCGCTGGTCAGGCGCAGGCGATCTACAAGGCGCTGGGTCTCTACGCACAAGAAGAGTCCCGCATCGAACTGTATGAGAACTATCGAGAGATGGACTATGACGCCATCATCTCGGCGGTGCTCGACGCGTTCGGTGAAGACGGCGCGCAGACCGATCCTGAGCGGGGTCGCATCGTTTGGTGCGAGGCAAACAGCACGGAGGTACAGCGGATCGTCACACGCTGCCTAGATCGCACGCAGACCGATCAGAAGGCGTTTCCCACGATGCGAACGCTTGCCCGTGACGGCGACGTGTTCCAACACGTGGCAGCGGCGAAGGGCGAAGGGATCATCTCGCTCAAGGCGTACGACCCGTGGCAAGTCGCGCGCATGGAGGACGACATTGGTCGTCTGCTCGGTTTCGCACCGGCTGACGACAGGGGCAACCCGTCGAAAGACGAGACGCACGCCGTCCCCTACTACAAGGTCGCGCATTTCCGTTTGCCCTCGCGTGATCTCACTAACATCTACGGCTGCGAGTCGTCGTTTCTGTGGGGTGCGCGAATCACGTGGCGCATGCTTCAGTTGATGCTCGATCAGGTTGTCGTGCAGCGTTTGTTGCGCAGACCCGACCGCGTGCTCACGTTGGTTGACACGGCTGGCATGTCGTTCGACGACGCGAACTTCTTCATCGACGATCTCAAGCGTCGCATGCATCGCGAGTGGCACCTCAATCCTGACGGCGGAACATTTCAGTCGCAGGGCGTCCCGCTGGACGATGCGATGGACGTCGTGCTCCCGCGTGGCCCGAACAACGGCACCGAGTTCAATAACTTCCCGGCGACGAATCAGAACGATCTGCTCCGCGACCTGGACATGATGTACAACAACCTCGCGAACGGTGTCGGCTTCCCACACGGCTTCATGCGCGGTGAGGGTCGCTACAATCCAGAGCAGTCTCTATCACGCCAGCATCAACCGTTCGCCAAGCGTGCTAGCAGACTGCAGCGCAGCTACCTCTATGAGCTTGTGCGCCTTTGCATGATCGACATGGCTTACCAAGGACTTGACCCGACCGCAGAGGCGCATCGCTTCTCTCTTCACATGGCCCCTGTGTCCCCCATTCTTGAGATGGAGCGTCATGAGGTCATACAGATGAAGCTCGACCGCCTTGAGCGCGCACTGCGTCTTGGGAACGACAACCAGTTCAATCAGGATTTCTATGTCCCGTTCGTGCTGCGCACCTACGGCGGCTTCCCAGACGATGTCGTGAACGCACTCTACAAAGGCGCGGAAGGCGCGGAAGCGGACCACGCAGCAAGCAGCAGCGCCTTCGCTTTCGAGGGCAACGGCAAGAAGAACGGCTCGGCACCAGATAGGGGGGCGCTCCGTGAGGCGATTGAGCGCGCAGAGGAGGGATTCAAGCGTGTGATCCCACCGGCTGTGTCCGAGCGCTCTCTCAACGCTACCTCCGGTCTGGTGTTGGAGTCTAGCTGTAGCGATGAGCGCGAGCGGTTGAAGCCGTCGCGCAATCTCTCGATTGACGAGTGGACCAATTCCAGCGCCGAAAAGCGCAAAGCGGCGGTCAGTTCTGCGCTGCAGAACACGACTGATCCGAAGACGCGAATCGAGGCCATCAACAACGATGACGCCTTTCGACTTCGTGAGCGCTCGCGAACAACACGCGCTACCGTGATGCGAAACCTCGTGTCGAGTGGGAAGATTTTTAAGAAATGAGCGAAGCGACTACAGAACCGCAGACGTCGAAGACGAAGGATGCTAAGTTCGCGGTCTACTGCGCGCCGTGCAAGGTGTATCATCGCAAGGGTGCTTGCCCCCTCTGCAAGCGCTCACTCCTACTGGGCTGACCATGATGTTCGTCTCGATTCCGCACACCCGACTGCTCTTCGTTGAGAACGATCCAGGCATTCCGTCTGGGTCGTCGCACGACGCGTTCGCTGGTCTGTCGTTGCACGAGTCGAAAGCAATCGGCACCGCAGAACTCAAGGCCAACGTCGGTGAACGCGACTACGTTCTGCGAACGATCCCACCGTATCGCGTTCGTGACGCCATCTCATTGGGCAGCAGGAACATTGGGCGTGTGCTGAACGCTGTGTATGAGGCGCACCGCCGTGGTCTGACCGAGATCATCGACACGTGGCGAGTCAGTGGTGGTACACGGGCAAACGCGCGCATCAACTCGGCGAAACTATTTCGAGAGTCGTACGAGCGCATACGCGAGATCGCTCGTCAAGCATCTGGGATGGAGCAACTAGGGGCGGACGCTACGCTCTATTCCGAAGAGGAGAAGTGGTTTCGCACGGCAGTGCGCGAGGAGATTGGCTACTTTCATTCGTTCATGGAAGACATCCGCGCGGGCAACACTGACATCGCTAGACGGATCGACGCTTATGTCAGGGCGTTGCGCTTCATGTATGAGAGCGCGCGCATCCAAGCCATGCCAGACAACGTGCTGCTCTATTGGACCGGACCACGTAAGCACGAAGACGACGCCGTGTGCGAGGGCTGCGAGTTCATGATGGAGCGAAGCCCGTTCCCGAAGGACACCATCCCAGCGGTCCCGCGCGACGGATCGACTCAATGCCTGACTAATTGCAGGCATCGCGTGCTTGTGCGAGTCGTCGAGAATCTCAACGAGGTTGTGCGACGGCGTCAGCAGTTGACGAAGAGATCCTCGATGGTGGGGCAACTCAAGGAACTGAAAACGACATCAGGACTCGGTCGGCGTGTGCCGAGCCGCACTGGTGTGGCTAAGGATCCGTTCCGTGGCACGCCGCTCACGCGTCATGTCGCACCGCCGAGACGACGGAGGCCACCACGATGAAACCAGACGCCGTCCTGATTGAACAGGCTGTGATTAGTCATCACCTTCACTTCGACTCAGTGCCCTACGCGAACATGCGCATCGTTGATGTCGCGCGGATATTGGACGGCGAGACTGCGCGACCAACGCTCAACGGCGCTGTCATCGCTAAGTTGCTAGATCGACTCATGACTGCCTTGACGCACACGCTCTTGTCCATGGAGGGTAGGCCCGAGAGTACGCGTCTGGCAAAGCTCATCAATCGCGGCATGAACCGGTTGCTCTCTCGCATCCCAGAGATCACAAAGGACATGCAGGAGAGTGTATTTGTCTGCACACACACGCTCGCGCTTCGCGCTGACCAACTGTATGAGGGGATACCCCTCAACGTGCCAGCGATAGGAAGTCCCAGCCCCGCGCTGGCGAGCTACCTAAAGCAGCGCGATGCGCAGATGAAGAAGCTCGCCGACAAGTCCGACAAGGCGCACAAGAGCGGCTACGCTGTCGACAAGGTGTTCTCCGACTTTGTAATGTCGGCGCGCGACAAGCTGTACTGGAAACAAGTCAACAAGACCCCGATCAAATGAGTA